ATCGATGCTGACTATCGAGGTGAATTAAGCATTGCATATGAAAACATATCTTGTAGCGATTACATGATATTTAGAGGTGATCGCATCGCACAATTAATCATCGTGCCAGTAGCAATGGTAGATGTAGTAGAAGTAGATGAGTTAAGCGAAACAGAACGTGGTGCTGGTGGATATGGCAGCACAGGTAAATAAGTTTTCTAAATTAATTAACATAAAAGGAGAAATTAACATGAACAATAAATTAGTATTAGCAACAATGGTTATGGCAGCAGTTACAGGTAGCACATTTTCGAATGGTTTGGTAGTAGGTCAAGTAGAACCAAACACTACTGCACCTGTGGTTAGTGGTTACAACTCCGCAGCATTAGGTGTGAATACTGTAGTTACAGGTACAAGCACAATCGTTTTAGGTCGAGATAACAAAGTTAGCGGTAACGATACAACCGTTATCGGTAGCAATAACGGAACAGTAAGTGCTAACCAAACAACAATTATCGGTTACAACAACAAAACCAATAGCGACCAAGAACAAGTGGTAATCGGTGCTAACTCCGAAACCGCAGGTCAAGGTGCAACAGTAATCGGAACGCACGGCAAGGCTACTGCATGGGATGCATATGCAGTAGGCAATAATACAATCGCAGATAAAAGTAACAGCGTGGCACTAGGAACAAACTCTGTTACTGATAACCCAGTACCTACACAGCAAGTTGTATTGAATGGTGTAACTCATGTATTCGCTGGTGATAACCCTCAATCTGTAGTGAGCGTTGGTTCTAAGGATAGAGCAGGGTTTGGTGGTGTTAAACACTATACACGCCAAATTACAAATGTAGCAGCTGGACAAGTTGATGCAGCATCTACAGATGCAGTCAACGGCAGTCAGTTGTATGCTGCCTACGATGAAATCGCATCTATGGGTGCTAAATTAGTGAAACACGATAAAGATATTAAGTGCCTAAACATCAGAGTAGACCGCAATGTAAATAACATCAAGAATAATACAGATGCTATTAATCGTCATGAAACAGTAATCAACAATCATGCAACGATCATTAATGACCATGAACAACAATTACAATCACATGAACAAACTTTAGTAGACCATGCGAATGTATTGGAAAACCATGAAAACCGAATTGAAAGTTTAGAACGTGGTATGACACGAAATGTAGAACGTGAAATTGGTAAAGCTGGTGCAGCTAATGCAGCATTATCCGCATTGCACTATTTAGGCTACAACAAAGATGATAAGTTGACATTCTCCGTTGGTTACGGTCATTACAAAGGACATAGTGCAGTAGCATTAGGCGGTTTCTATGCACCTAATGAACACGTAATGTTTAGTGTAGGTGGTACATTAGGTTCTGAAAAAATGGTAAATGCTAGTGTGAATTTTAGATTGGGCAAAGGTTCTGAATACGAATTAAACCATAAAGGCAAAATCAAAGAACTTGAAACATTAGTTACTAAATTGGTAGCAGAAGTTGAAGAGTTGAAAGCTGGGAAATAATATGTGTACACCTATTAGGCAATACACAGGAAATATAGAAACACTAGAAACAAAAACAAAAGACTTAAAAGCAATGGCGAATATGAATGCAGAAGTTAATAGAAATGCCTTCAGATATATGCAAGAGTTATTCTTCAATGCGATCATAGGTATATCGATATTTGTTTTACTGTTTGGGTTTGTGGTGTTGATTAAAGTGTTGATTGGTTAAGGTATGGGCGGTGAAATATCCGCCCTATCATAAGAGGTGAGTGTGATGGACTTTGAATTACTATCAGGTGCTTTAACAATAGTGAGTGGAAATGATATTTACAAACCTATTATTGAACATGGAGTAGGTGGCATCTTTGCTAGATACTGTATGAATGGTGTAAATATCGAAATAATGATAAGCGTGTTTGATTTGAGAAACGGACGAATATCATTAGAAGAATATACAAGATTAATACGAAGAAAAGCGATTGGTGAATATATAGAATTTGTTGAAAACGAGCGTAAAGAAGAGTGGAATAATGCATTGAAACAATGGAAGGAAAAACAAAATGAAAAGAGTTAATTTAGAATTGCTATCTAGTGCTTTAACAATAGTTATAGCCGATACCATTGTTAAGCCTGATATAGAAGTAAATGATGGTAGTGTAAAAATTAAATATAAGATTTCTAATGAAACTATAACTAAATTATCGACAATGTTTGAATTAGAGAATTGTATAAGATTAGATTTCTTTGTTGATAGCGTAAGACTTGATATAAAGCATAAAATTTACAATGCGTTGAGTGGTAGATATGTTGACAACAGCTTATAGTGGATACGTTGAACACTCTGACTTTTACATCGCACCTCAAAGCTATCAAGATGCATTTGATTTCTTGTGCCAGCTTGCGGTAGAGAGTGAAGAGGATGTGTTTTATATCGGTAAGGTAAGTGAAAATATAGATGATTTTGATTTGTATGATGTAGTTGAATTTAAGTGGAATGAGGATAGAGGAGCGTGGATAGAAAGTGTCTAAACGATATGTGAAAAAGGTTAGTGAAATTCAAGCTATACAATACAACGGCAATAACGCTATGGAAGTAGTTGAATTCGTTGAAGATGTAGTTGGGTGTTATTGGTTTGAGAAGTCATCATTAGAAATCACAACAGAGAATGAAGTGATTGCGTGTTCTATAGGTGATTATATTGTTAAAGATCACAAAGGTAAAATTAAAGTTTATAAGGCAAACGAATTTGAAAAGAATTATAGCGAGGTAGAAGATGATTAGTGATAAACAAGGTAGAGAGTGGTTACTTCAAAAGCTATATGATGATGGCTGGAAATATTATATTAAGAATATCGGTAATACTGCATTTGTAACAACAAAAAGACCAGTTACGAATGATGGTATATTAGATATAAATAGTGGTGGTCATGTAAAGTGTATTAATAACATAAGCAAAATAATGCCACAAATAGAGCGGAATGAAGTGTTAAACATTGCAGAAGAATTAGGTATTGTTGATTGGTCGAAAGTGGCAGTTGATACACCTGTATTAGTAAGTAACGATAATAAAGAATGGATTAAAAGATATTTTGCGAGATACGAAGATGGAAATGTATATTGCTGGCTAAGTGGAAAAACATCATGGACTGCCATTTGTGAACTTTCGATTGGACATTGGGATTACACAAAACTAGCAGAGGTATAAATATATGACATGGTTTATGTTCTTTTGTTTATGGCTTGCAGTTGGTAATACAAACAATGGTTATGCAAATGCAATTATATTTATAGCGTGGTGCGTATTGGTGTATTTGCTAGCTATAAATGGTAATTTTAAAGAGTGAGGTGAAGTGTTTGGGGGAATTAGACGAAAAGCAACTAATAGAAAAAGCGGTTGAGTATCTACAACCTGTTAAGTTAATTGATGTACAAATTGCATCTATCAAAGAAGAAATCAATCAGTTAAGAGCGAACCTTACATCAATAGGTGCGATTGATTACAGTAAGGATAGAGTAACAGGCGGTGGAACTCCGCAAGGGTTAGAGGGTAGCGTAGCAAGATTTCTTGATACAGTCGCAGAACGAGATAAGCGTATTGATGAACTATCAAAACTGAAATGTGATGCGATCACTAAGATAGATGCACTAGATGAAAAGCTAGGGGCAATCATCTTGCGTTATGAGTTTGTACTCAATAATACAACCGAAGATGCGTATAAAATGATTGGGTGTTACTCAACGAAACAGGCGAAGAGATACAAGCAAAAAGCATTATTGGAATTTGGGCGAAAACTTGTCCAGTAATGTCCGTAAATGTCCGTGATTGTCCGTACACCTATAGTTTGCTATTAGGTATAATATATATGTAGAAGTTGCCACTAAGCGACTACTACTCACTCTTTCCTTAGGATAAATCAAACACAACAACAAGCACGCCCATAAAAGAGCGTGCCTTTGTTGTATATGGGCGAAATGGAACGTATAGCGCTAACGGTCGCAGAGTAGCAGCGCAACCATATTTGATTTGGTGAGTGAAACACTATACTTTTTTCTAATTTCAATTTGAAGTATGTGTTAAGACAAAAATTTTATATGTAAATTTACTGCTAACTGATAAGGGTGGGTCGAATATCCTCACAATATATAGCTTATACATTATTAACCTTAAAGATATGAACCTGCCCTAATTGGTTATACACATTGAATACTGACAACTAGCAGCCTCCAAAAGAAACTTATTCATATTCTTGTTGTTACTTAACCTAACACGATTACGATCCATCAAAATGTTAGTTGTTGGTATTGAGTGTGTCATTGATTATTGAAAACTGAATACACTACGAACTCTCACACGTTATTATTAGTTAAAAGAAATAATATCCATGTTCCTTTCCAATGTCATATGTGTAGTGTATTTGGTTTTGAGTAATCATTGAAAACTGGAGTTGTATTGTTTCCTAGGAACAGAGTATTATCACTCACGCTAACAAGAGCGTAGCGGTACAACTTTGGTTTTGAGTGATTAATACAGAAAAATAGAATAAAATTATCACAAAATGGGGTATATCCACGGCGATATACTCCATTTCTTGCATAAACATATCATAAAGGGGAGATTATGACAGATGTTGTGTGTTGTAAAAAGAAATGCCTTAACAATAAGAATGGCATATGTACCGCAAAGACAATAGAATATGACGGCTTATGTCAAACATACATAACATATGGCGGTGCTAGTAAATGTAATCACGGCTTATGTGTTAGATCACATGGAAAACTCAAAAGGAAAGGTGGCGAAGTACTTAAATGATTAAAGCAATCAAACAATTCATTGAAGATAGAAAGCTATTCAAACAAGCAGCTAAGAACTTGAATGATAAAGACTTACAGGCTAAAGCAAAATACGCTTATGAACATCGTGGCGATACAATGATTACACTCATTGATGGTTTAGCTATCGTGTGTGCAATACTCATCTTAATCGGTATTGTGTGGTGCTTTGTGTGAATTACCAACCAACGATAAAGAAACTACTTAAAGCATTACAAATGAATGGTAGGCGATATGTAGTCGATGTAAGGCAATCATGGAGCAAATACGATAAGCCTTGCAAGATATATATTGTCAGTAGAATGTACAACGAGGAAGAGTACAAACTAACATTCCCTCACAAGTACAAAAAGGGTAAGACATTTAAAGCGAAACAACTTTATAAGAAAGAAAGTGAGTACAGTAGCACCAAGCAACACGAGGTGTTACTTTTTTTAGTTAAAGCATATAAAGGTGGTGATTGATGTTGAATGATACAAATCTGACAGACAAACAACTGCTATTTGCAACTGAATACATCAAGACCGCTAATGCTACACAAGCTGCATTAAAGGCTGGTTATTCAGAAAATAGTGCAAGGCAACAGGGAAGTAGATTGTTGTCAAATGCTAACGTGAGCCAATATATACAAACGCACATGGAGCAAAAGAACAATAACACAATCGCAACTGCTGATGAAGTCCTACAGTATCTCACCAGAGTTATGAATGGCGAAGAGAAAGATGCGTTTGGTTTAGATGTATCTGTGAATGATAGAACTAAGGCAGCTGAACTCTTAGGTAAACGGCATATGCTATTTACCGATAAGGTCAAACTAGATGCAGAAATAGAAATCGATATATCCGATAGGATGAAACAAGCAAGGGTGAAATCAGATGAAGTACAACAAGGCACAACTGATTGATGCGTTGGGTTCGTTCACTCATGATCCATTAGGCTTTGTATATTTCGCATTCCCTTGGGGAGAAAAAGGAACACCACTTGAAAACTTTGATGGTCCTGATGAATGGCAAGTTAAGACTTTCACTAAAATAGGTGAAGAATTACGCAAGGGTAAGTCATTAGCTAAGGCAATACAAATTGCAGTTGCATCAGGTCATGGTATTGGTAAGTCTGCTTTCTCTTCATTGTTGATATTATTTGCTATTGCTACACATGAAAATACACGAGGGGTAGTTACTGCTAATACTGATACACAGTTAAAGTCTAAGACTTGGGCGGAACTTAACAAGTGGTACAACTTATTCATAGGTAAGGAATTATTCACCTATACTGCTACCGCATTGTTTAGTGCTGATAAACAGTATGAGAAAACGTGGCGGATAGATGCTATTCCATGGAGCGAAAGTAATCCAGAAGCATTCGCAGGCTTGCACAATCAAGGGAACAGAATACTTATCATATTCGATGAGGCATCCGCAATATCCGATAAGATATGGGAAGTAACAGAGGGTGCATTAACGGATAAGGAAACCGAGATTATATGGTGTGTGTTCGGAAACCCTACACGTAATAGCGGTAGGTTTAGAGAATGTTTCAGAAAACATCGTAACTACTGGACTACATATCAGATTGATAGCCGTACTGTTAAAATCTCAAACAAGGCTAAATTGCAAGAATGGGTTGATATTCATGGTGAGGATAGCGACTTTGTAAAGGTACGTGTTAGAGGTTTATTCCCTAGTGCATCTGATACACAGTTTATATCCGCATCAATAGCAGATGAAGCACAGAAGAGAATGTATAAGGTAGGACAATTCAATAACCTACCAACGATTATTGGTGTTGACCCTGCGTGGACTGGCGGTGATACATTAGAAATCGTAATGCGTAACGGCTACTCTATGAAGTGCTTGGCAACCATTGAAAAGAACGATGATGATATGCGAATGGCACAACTCATCGCACAACTTGAAGATGAATACAAAGCGGATGCGGTATTCATCGACCAAGGGTACGGAACTGGTATTTACAGTATTGGCAAGTCAATGGGTAGAAAATGGCGGTTAGTTGCCTTTGGTGGTAAAGCACCTAATGATATGTATCTCAACATGAGAGCGTATATGTGGGGCGAAATGAAAGAATGGCTAAAAGAGGGCGGTTCTATTCCACCTAATGACCAAGGTCTATACGATGATATAACAAGTCCTGAGGCTATCATCGATAAGAATGGACGAATACAGTTAGAAAGCAAAAAGGATATGAAAGAACGTGGCTTACCATCTCCGAATAAGGGCGATGCATTAGCCTTGACCTTTGCGTTCAGGGTCAATAAAAAAGTGAATGTAGGGAGTAGGGTTCATGCTAATACAGAGTATGATCCATTTAAACGATAAGGGGTGATTAAATGTGCATGAAAAATAAGATGCCTGACACACCAATGCCAGCACCTGCACCAACTGTACAAACAGATGATGCAACTACAATGACTGGTGAAGATTGGTATGCTAAAAAGCGTAAGGGCAAACGTGGTTATGAAAGTACAATTCTTTCCACGGCAACAACTGGCACTAAGAACACATTAGGGGGTTAATGATGCAAGGAACTATCCTATCAACGCTTGCTAGACAACCGACAAATGCGATGCCTAAGAAACGTGATTACACGAAGATTAAGGAAAAGTTTAATGCCATGTTCAACAATCGTCAAAAGTACGTTGCTAAGTGGAAAGATATTCGAGATTATCAACTACCTTTCCTTGGATTATTTGATGATGAACAAGACCAATCGAAAGTCTACACCGATAAGATTAATAATGGTGTGGCTTGGGAAAGTTGCCAAATATTCGCATCAGGTGTAATGAGTGGCATGACACCACCTAGTCGAAAGTGGTTCAAGCTAACATTAGAGAATACTGACCTAGCAGCTAATAGTGATGTTAGTAAGGTACTTGATGAACGTGAAGAAATACTCTATGCAGTATTTGCTAAGTCTAATTTCTACAACGTAGTGCATCAAGCCTATATGGAGTTACCATTTGGTCAAGCACCTATGTCTATCATGCCTGACCCTAAATTTGGTGTAAGGTTCACATCTTACCCTATCGGTACATATGCATTAGAGTGTGGCAGTAATGGTGAGGTAAACACCTTTGGTAGAAAATACCGCATGACTGCAGACCAGCTTGTTGAAGAGTTTGGTTATGATGCTTGCACAGAACAAGTCAAACGTGAATATGACGATGGCAAAGGTAATGCAACAACTCATGTTGTGTGTTGGTTAGTAACACCTAACAAAGACCGCAATGGGAAACTAGGTAATAAGAATATGCCTTACTCATCCATCTATTGGATAGATGGGAGCAACTCCGATGAAGTGCTAAGACATAGTGGCTTTGAGGAATGGTCTATTCCTATTGCTAGACATACCACACATGATCTAAGCGGTTATGGTAAAGGGTGTGCATGGTTTGCACAGTCCGATGCACAGATGCTACAACTCTTAGAGAAAGATTTAGTAACGGCTATTGAGTTAGGTATTAAACCACCTATGAGTGCTACATCTGATGTTATCGGTAGTGTAAATCTATTTCCGGGCGGTGTAACGGAAGTTGATACAGGCGGTAAGGTTGAACCGATATTCAATGTAGGAATTGATGTTGCTAACGTACAAGCTAAGATACAGTTTGTATCTGAAAGCATTAAACGTGCCTATAGCGCTGACTTATTCTTGATGCTTGATAACATCGATAGCGGACAAATGACCGCACGAGAGGTTATGGAGCGTACACAAGAAAAAATGCAACAGTTAGGCCCTGTAGTTGAACGCTTACAAAGTGAGTTTTTAAACCCTATCATTGAACGTACTTATGGCATCTTAGATAGGGCTGGAATATTTCCACCAATCGATGAACAGACTGCTGAAATGCTAAATGGTATGGATGTTAAGATTGAATACATTTCACCACTAGCACAAGCACAGAAAATGTCTTCATTGGTTAATATCGAACAGTACTATGCTTTCATAATGTCATTAGCACAGGGCAATGCTAACATCGTTCAGAAGTTTAACTTTGAAGAGGCAGCGGACATTTATGGTGTAAACCTTGGTGTACCGGCTAGGGTTATTCGTTCTAATGACGAGTATCAAGAAATCATGGAACAACAACAACAAGCACAACAAGAGCAAGAAGAACAAGCACAAGCAATGCAAATGGCACAACTAGCACCTCAAATGGCTGGAGCAGCTAAACAAGCAACAGATGCAGCCAATGACGGAAACCCAGTAATGCAACAGTTAATGGGTATGGGGGTGTAGATGAAAACAAAACAAGATTATATTCGTGATCGTGATATTGATGCACTTAACCACGTACTAAGTACTGAACTTGGTAGGTGGTTTTTTTGTAGGCTTTTAGACAATACGGACATTCTAAAGCGTTCGTTTACTGGCAATTCAGAAACCTTTTTCAATGAGGGGAAAAGAAGTGTGGGTCTAAAGTATATGCAAATGCTTGGTGCTATCGGTGATGGTGTTGAGGGTGTACTTAAATACCACCAAGCACAACTAGAATATATCAATCAACAAAAACTATTTAAAAATTTAGAGGAAAAAGGTGAATGACTATGGCAGAAGATTTAACGCAAGGCACGAATGATAACACAACGAGTGCAGATAGTAGTACACCTACTACGGATGCTAACACGAATACCCAAGACACAATCTTAGGCGGTGGTAGTGCTGACACAAGCGGCAACCAAGAACCACCTACAGAACCTACTGTGTATGACTTTACACAAGCCTTTGATAGTGGCGAAGTAGACCAAACAATCGCAGCTGACTTTTCTAAGCTACTCAATAGCGTAGGTGCTACGCAAGACCAAGCAGTCGAGATGGCTAAGTTTGGTAATAAGTACGCTACTGACCTTGTAACTGCTTATGAAAAGAAAAGACAAGATGCTTTGATTGAACAGTATAAAGGTTACGCAGAACACACCAAAGAGGTATTAGGCAATAAATATGATGAAACAGTTGGTAAAGCTGCAACTGGTGTTGAAGTTGTGGAAAAGGCAATTCCTAATATTCGTGAGTTACTAGCAGAAAATGGCTTAGGTAATCGTGTAGAAATTATCCAACTATTCGCACAGATTGCTGGTATGGCTGGTGAAGATAATAACGCTGGTGGCGGTCAACCAACTGGTGGTACACAGTCAGAAGATGCAATCAGAAGAAACTTATATCCGAGTATGTTCAAATAAAAGGAGAAAATAATTTATGGCTACAATCGGAACACAAAACCCTACTTTAATTGATTTGCAAAAGCGTATGGATCCTAACGGAAAAATCGCACAAATCATCGAACAATTAAACCAATCTAACGAAATCATTCAAGATATGACAATGATTGAATGTAATGATGGTACATCTAACAAAACAACAGTACGTACTGGTTTGCCTGATGCTACATGGCGCATGCTTTATGGCGGTGTACAACCTAGCAAATCTACTACAAAACAAATTACCGACACTTGCGGTATGCTAGAGGCTTACTCCGAAGTAGATGCTAAGTTGGTTAAGTTGTCTAATGACCCTGTAGCGTTCCGTGCTACAGAAGATGCTGCATTCGTTGAGGCTATGGGTCAAGAAATCGCACGTACACTTTTCTATGGTGATGAAAGCACTCCTGAAAAGTTTGTTGGCTTATCCGCACGTTTTAATACATTAGACCCTAAGAAAGCTGATAGTGCTAAAAACATTATCGATGCTGGCGGTACTGCAAACCTTGCATCTGTGTGGCTTGTAGGTTGGGGCCCTCTTACTGTACATGGTATCTATCCACGTGGTACAGAGGCTGGCTTGCAACAAGAAGATAAAGGTAAAACAACAATCACTAAGCCTGATGGCTCTTTATTCGAGGCATATCGCACTCACTTTGAACAAAACATCGGTTTGTGTGTTCGTGATTGGCGCTATGTTGTACGTATCGCAAATATCGATATGAAATCCATTAAGGAAGATATTTCCGCAGGTCCTAATTTGATTAATTTGATGATCCGTGCAGAAGAAAGAATGCAATCTCTTACAGGCTGCCGTCCAGTATGGTACATGAACCAAGAGTTGCGCACATTCTTACGTTTACAAAAGAACAAAGTACATGGTTCTACAATCACAGAAGATATGGAAATGGGCAAAATGGTTACACGTGCTAATGGTATTCCAGTACGTAAAATCGATGCATTGCTTTCCACAGAAGCACGAGTTACTGCTTAATTAATAGGGGGATAAATATATATGATTATTGATACTCAAAATACATTCTTTTTCAAAAAAGACATTACAACAAACACTAACTCCGATGTAGTGATGAATGGTAATGGTGGCGATGCTGACCCTAACTTATTCCTTGTAATTCGCATTGATAAAACAGTAACAGGTACACCTTTGTTTAACGTTTACACTTCTGATACTGAAAACATGGCTAATGCGGTATTATTGCATGGCATTACTATGGCTGCTAATGCTCCAGCTGGTACAGAATACAAAGTGCGTTTAGCTAATGGTGCTAAGAAATACATCAAAGTAAACGCTAATAATATGACTGGCGGTCAAATCTCCGCATTCTTAACAAGTGGCATTAATATTAAATAAGGTGGATAATATGGAATACGTTGCAAAAGTAACCCTTTATCATAATACAAAGGGTTTAATTGAAGAGGGAACAACAGTTGAATTTACAAAAGAAGAAGTAGCTGAATACGATAAAGACTACTTCAAAGATTTGTTCGAAACTGTTGGTGCAGAAGAAACCGCAGAAGTAGAGGAAGTCCAAGAGGCGAAAACTACAACCAAGAAAACTGGTAAGAAAACTGGTAAGAAAGCGGAAGAAACTGCTGAATAATTGAACGAGGGGTGCTTATGCATCCCTCTTTTTTTATAGAAAGGTGGAACAAATGACACCTACTGACATCTGTAATCAAGCATTATCTCTTATCAATGCAGGTCGCATTCGTTCTATGACGGAAGAAACAGAACCTGCTAGACAATGCAGATTGCATTATGATCTAACACGTAGAGTATTGTTAGAGCAGTTTGAATGGAACTTTGCACGAAAGCGTGAACGAGCGGTGCTATCGGAACATAAGATTGATGGTTGGGGTTATGTGTATGCATACCCTGAAAAGTGTGTTCGCATCCTTGCGGTAATTCCACAAGGTGAACGATACCGAGCGGAAAAGCAACGTGAATATGATGTTTATTTGACTGATAACAATACAAAGTACATCGTATCTGATGTACCATTAATGCATATTGATTATGTGTACGATATAACCGATGCTGATGTAATGAACCCTATATTCGTTAAAGCATTGGTGTGTAAGATGGCATCTGATTTAGCGATGCCACTAACAGGCAATAGCGGTTTATTCGACCAATCGTACAAGTTATATCAAGCAGCATTACAAGAGGCAAAATCTATGAGCGCAAAGGAACGCAGATTAGATATGCCTTATGTTTCTAACTATATAAAGGCAAGGAGTTGGTAATATGCAACCGATGTATATAGGACAAGTCGCATTTACTACTGGCGAAGTATCGCCTGATGTATCTAGTCGATTTGACTTAGAACAATATAAAAGTGCATTACTGCTTGCTGAAAACGCAGTCATTAGACCTTATGGTGCGGTAGCACGTAGGCAAGGTTCACAATTTATCGGTTATGCAAAATATAATGATAAACCTGTTAGACTGTTTGAATTTACAACCAACAAGAACCAATCATTCATGCTTGAATTTGGTGATAGGTATGTTAGAGTGTGGCGGAATGGTGTGTATACCAATGTTGAAGTAGCAACACCATTTGAGGCGGACATTGTAGGTGAATTAAACTGCATCCAAAGTGGCGATGTAATGTTCATTTGTAGCGGTAAATATCCTATTCAAACGCTATCACGATATAGTGATACTGACTGGCGGTTGAGTGCATACAAGCTAACCGAACAACCTTATGATGAAATCAACACCGATAATGGACACACACTAACTGTTAATGGCGATACAATCACATCGACAAAAGACCTCTTCACATCTGACATGGTAGGGAGTGTAATTCAGATTGCCTACTACATTGAGGCGGTGCATACTAAGTCAGCTGGTGAAGTTGTAGAGAAAAAAGTAAGACGATATATGCAGGGTCAAACTACCGAAAAGACCTACAATAACATCAATTACAATGTTGGAGCATACAGTACCGATACTGAATTGTCATGGAAATTCACAACACATGGCACATGGGAGGGTACAGTAAAGTTACAAATTTCTAACAACGATGGACAGACTTGGAAAGACTATAGAACGTACACCTCTAAGAATGACTATAACGTAACTGATACAGGTAAGATAGAGGCTGGAGCAAGGCTTAAATATATATCAGATATTAAAGGCGGTTCTGTGAATTGCGACTTATCCATCATGCCATTCACTCAATATGGCATCGTTGAGATTAAAAGTGTAACCGATGCTAAGAGTGCAAAGGTTAATGTACTTAACGGCATTAAAGAGGGTGAGCCAAGCCACCAATGGAAGTTAGGCAGTTGGAATAGGGGGAGAGGTTATCCGAAACTATGCACATTCTATCAAGACCGCTTTGTAGTCGCTGCTACAGATAGCAAGCCTAATTACATTTGGTTTAGCCGTACTGGTGATTATCCTAACTTTGGGGTTGAAAAGGTAGGCGGTACGATTACAGATGATAGTGCAATTACATTGCCTGTTATCAATCGTAAGATGTATGAAATCAGACACCTTGTACCAGCTAATGACTTAATCGTACTAACAAGTGGTAATGAGTGGATAGTTGATGGGAGCAAGACTATTACACCTACTAACTGTTATTTAAAAACACAAACACAACGTGGTGCATTGAAATGTGAACCACAGTTTATCGGTAATCGGTGTGTGTTCGTTCAAGAGCGTGGCGGTACTGTTCGTGATATGGGTTACTCTTACGAGAGCGACAACTACACAGGGCAAGACTTAACACTATTTGTTAAAACATTAGTTAAAGGTCATGTAGCGGTTACAAGTGCTTATGCACAAGACCCTGACAGTATTATTTACTATGTTCGAGATGATGGACAACTCAACTGTTTAACTTATATACCTGAACAAAAGGTGTATGGTTGGTCGCACTTTGTAACAAATGGTAAATACCGATATGTAGAGAGTGTGGCAGAGGGAGAGCAAGACACGATTTATTTTGTAGTAGATCGTGTGATTAATAATAAAAGTGTGAAATGTATTGAACGTAGTATTCCGTTGTACACAGAAGATAACTCCGATGTGTTCCTAGATTGCTATGTTAAAGTCGCTAATTCAATTAAGACCGATTACATCAACGCACCTCATCTAGTAGGGCAAATGGTAGACATAGTAGTTGATGGACAACAGATGCCATCTAGGGTAGTACCACCGACTGGTGTTATTAAATTAGATGGTAAAGCAAATGTAATTACTGTTGGGTTGCCTTATACTACTAAAATTAAAATACCTAGCGTAGAGCAACAAATAAACGATGGTACATTGCAATGTAGATTGGTAACTATAACACGAGTTGCGTTGCGTTTATATCGTTCGTATGGTGGTAGCGTAGGTAAAACATTTGATGATGTAGACGATTTAATTTTAAAACCTAAATCACTATTTACTGGCGATACTGTAATAGTACTACCTAAGATAGCAACTAGCGTAAATACAAATACAGAAATATGCATAAAGCACTCAAAACCTTTCCCATTTAACCTATTAGCGGTTACAAGAGAGGTAGAAATTGGCGGTGGTTTCCCAAATGTTCATGGAATGTAATATTTGCCCATCTAAGCACGTTTCGTTAATTCGTGAGTTATATATCAACTTGCGACCTATAGATGCCTTAGAGGTTAAATATATCAATCGAAAAAATTCAAACTATGGCGAAAATGACTTTGTAAACGATATTCTTGGGGAAGATTATCAAAGTCGTATTGTTATTGATAATGACAAACCATTATGTGTATATGGGGTATCGAACACATCATTAAATGGTATGCATTGCATTTACTTTTTGGGGAGTAAAGATTTTGAACGTAGTTTGACATTGCAAAAGCAATTTATAAAAGTTAGTAGAAATATCATTGGGGAATGGCTACAAACTAGGGAAGTACTTTTTAATTACATACACAAAGAAAATTACCGCACCATTAGATGGCTAAAATCTTTAGGTGCGGTTATTCATTACGATATTAACGATGGGGATATGGTTTTATTCACATTGAGAAAGGGGGATGCGAATGTGT